ATCCCTTTGGTGATCCTGTTGATAGAACACAAACTGTGAAACAACCTTTTGCCTTTGCTGTTCCACGTCCTTGGCAAAAACCAGAAAAATCAAGCAATCTTGGTGAGGTACTGCAAAAAATAGTTGTATTTTATTTGTCATCTCAAAAGAAAATAAACCTGTGTTGGAGTGGTGGCATAGATTCAACCTGTATGCTGACAGCTTTTCTAAAACATACTTCATACATAGACCAATTGCGTGTGTTATATACTCCATTCAGTGTGTATGAAAATTGTGATTTTTTCAATTATCTTAATAAAAATTATCCAGCATTAGAAATGCATGATATCAGTGGCAAGGTATATTTACAAGACAAGTTTGATGGGGTGATGATTAATGGTCATGGGGGCGATGAATTTACTGCCAGCCTAGATGAATCTTTTTTTGACTCAATGGGCTATGAATTTTTACACAAGCCCTGGCAGAGTCTTATTCAGGATCATACACTACAGGAATTTTGCAAACAATATTTTGCCTTGGCACAAAGACCTATTGAAACGGTGCTCGAGGCACGATGGTGGTTTTATTCAATAACAAAAAACAATGTTCATTTACCAAGAGATAATATTTTTGATATTGATACACCTGCTAATGCTTTTTATGATTGTCAAGAGTTTGAAGACTATATGTGGTACAACACCAATGAAATAATTACTTGTGACAATTACAACTCTTACAAAAAATTTTTAAAAAAGTACATATATGATTTTGATAAAAACGATAAATTTTATCAATTAGCTAGAAAAGTAAGTAGTCCACAATTTTTATTTTATACTCGTAAAAAAACAGAACTTTTAGACCGACAATGGATCGCATTCCTTGAAGATAATACAATAATACGAACAGCTAATTTGCCATTGTTTAGTCAATTAGAATTTGAAAAAACCTATGGAGATAGTCTTGAGTATCTATTCCAACATCCTTAACGACAAAATTCACTACGAAAAAACAGCTTTGTTAGAAATAAAATTTTCTTGCACAAGGTCAACTCCCTTGATGTCTGTAGTGATATCAATAGATCAAAAAAACATAATTGTGCAACCGTTTTCGACAGAAGTTACACAATTGTCGCACAAAATTCTAGAACCACCCAATAATTCTATCGATCCTCCACAAGAACACGAACTCTGCATTGAAGTCCATGGCCAACCAAACGGTGCCATGTTGCATATACACAGTATTCATATTGAAGGTTTATGCATGCGGCTTACCATGGAGGACTCCGGCACTTGCATACTCGATGGCCAACCTGCGGTGCCGTCTGAGTACATGGGCCAAGTAGGTTACCAAAGCCTACGGTTTACCACACCAATCTATCCTTGGCTCTTGGCCAACGAACGCAAAGACACATACTATTATCCTCATTAAAAAAATCAATAGCAAAATGCCTTGACTTAGGCATCTTCTATGCTATATAATAATGTTGTCAACAAGGAGGAAACATGACACAATCTGTAAAAGGTACACGTACCGAAGAAAACTTGAAAGCGGCATTTGCCGGAGAAAGCCAGGCTAATCGCCGTTATTTGTATTTTGCAAACATGGCTGATGTGGCCGGAGACAATGATATATCTGCGCTGTTCCGCAGCACAGCCGAAGGTGAAACAGGGCATGCACACGGTCACATGGAATACCTGATCGATGGTGGGTCAGGCGATCCTGCCACAGGCATGGCAGCCAAGACCACTGCTCAAGCATTGGAGTCGGCCATACACGGTGAAACACACGAGTACACTGACATGTATCCAGGCATGGCAAAAACTGCCCGTGACGAAGGCCTGGATGAGATTGCTGACTGGTTTGAAACATTGGCCAAAGCCGAACGTTCACATGCCAACCGCTTTACCAAAGCGTTAGAAGCTCACAAGGCCGCCCAGTAAGGAACTGATATGGAATACGTATGCGCTGTATGTGGCCATGTCCACAATGAAGAGACAGATGGCAAGTTTGAAGATTTGCCAAAATACTATAACTGTCCAGAGTGTGGTTGCGGTAAAGAAGAATATCAGCCATTATAACTTGACAATGATGTAGAACTATGTTACAATAGTTCTACATTATTACACAGGTGTATATGAGCAACGATCTAGCCAAATTTATAAACTCAAAACGACGCCACAAAACAGATGTGGCAATTGCTAGGCAAGTAAAAATCGCCAAGTCGCATGGATTGACCAATCGAGACAAAACAGTCAAAGAGCCACATCGCATGGCCAAACATCATGCCATGGATTGTGGTAATCCACATTGCTACCTATGTGGCAACCCACGTAAAACACACAAAGACAAACTCACAGCACAAGAAAAGCGATTGTTCCAAAACGTGGAAGTAATTCGCGACACACATTCAAATGGTTTAACAACAAAGGAAGATGATGAATAACGTACAAACTAGACAAGATGCACTGGCATATGAAGCAACTTTAGGACTCAGCAATGAGGCCGCAGTTGAAGCAGTGGGCAATCGATACGACTTGGTACTAATTGGTGCTCGTCGTGCCAGAGAACTAGGGCGTGGTGATATACCTCGAGTGTCAGGGCCCAAGCACAGTGCCGTGGTCACAGCTCTCAAAGAGATTGAACTTGGACTTGTTGGCCGTGAGTACTTGTACAAGAAATTGGACATCGAACCACGTCGTCGTCACCGGGACAATGGCGGATTCTGATCAGTCAAACAGTGCCAAGGGTAGAGACAGTTTTGATATCACTACTGGCAATACCCTGGTACATTTTTTTAATCGCAACATAACGCCCTACGCCACCAGCACTCTGGGGCCTACGTTTGATCTAGTTCCTGTTGAGAAACAGAAGGATCTCATGATCAATCATGCTAGGATGTATGCCCAGCAAGAGTATGATCGCATCATGGAACTGGTCTCAGTACTAGAAAAACAAGCACAAGACATCCGTCGTAGACTTGATGTGACTGATGCAGTATATGCCGCAGAATACAATTTTCAGATTGTGATGGGTCATTGCTATTGGCTGGTATGGCACAAGCGTCACAGCAAAAATCTGTTGGTACTTACCGGTCCTGACGATTGGAACACAGGCGTGCCAGAAGACTACCAGTACCTAATGCAGGTCAAATACATGGGCGATCACACCTGGCAAGAAGTAATACCTTAGTACTACTTGACCAAAATTGCCCTTTGTGCTATAATAACGTATTAGATGGAGAACAACATGCCCTGGATTGAGAACGTGGCCGCTGCAGATATACCCATGCGGTATCATCACAATGCTGGTCCCAACTCGATGCTGATTCAAATCATGGATCCTGCATCCAGTTGGTGGCCAGAGCCTGCACATGATTTCAAGGAAACTCACCGCTTTGAATTCTTGGATGCCGAAGACAAAGACGGCTTCCCGGACGAAGCAAAGATCTCAGATGAGCAAGCCCAAGAAATTGTGCGTTTGTTGCAACATGCATTGAAGAAGCGCATGAACGTGGTTGTGCATTGCATGGCTGGGTTGTGCCGGTCAGGTGCAGTGGCCGAGGTTGGTGTCATGATGGGATTTAAAGACACTGAAAAGACTCGTATCCCAAATATGCGTGTCAAGCACCGGTTGATGAAACAACTGGGCTGGACATACGATGAAAACGAAAAGCCAGACGACGAAGCCTGGCGCCGAATGAACTTAGACTTTTAAGAAAGGAGCACAAGATGCCAGCTGTATTTTTAGTTAGTGACACGCACTTTGGACATGCCGGTGTCTGTCGCTTCACGCACCCAGACGATCCTGAAGTGAAATTGCGTCCCTGGGACGATCCTGATGAGATGGACGAGGAAATGATCCGTCGTTGGAACGACACAGTTCGTCCCAGTGACAAGGTCTACCACTTGGGTGATGTTGTTATCAACCGCAAGGCCTTGAAAACATTGGCCAGATTGAATGGGGACAAGGTTTTGATCCGCGGCAACCACGACATCTTCCGTGATGACGAGTACCGCGAATACTTTCGTGAGTTACGTGCATACCATGTGATGAACGGAATGATCTTGAGTCATATCCCTGTGCATGAGGCTTCATTGGGTCGATTTGGTGTAAACATTCACGGACACCTGCATGCCACTAGAGTAAAGAAGGCACGTGGTGTTGATGCCAAGACCGGTACTGTGTTGTACTCTACTGAGATTGATCCCCGGTACCATTGTGTATGCGTGGAACAAACTGACTTTGCACCCATATTGTTTGAAGATGCGATCAAACGCATCGAAGCAGAAGGTGGTGTAGTTGGGTTTAGATCCGGCAACGGACCCACTATGTAAAAATAGGCCCCTAGGGGCCTATTTTTTTATTTGAAAAATTTCTCTTGCATCAGTAGGTGTCGCAATAGATCCTCCTAAATCTTCAACAATGCGAACAGCTTTTTGCACAAGTTCAGCATTGGATTTTGCCAATACATTTTTAGACAAATAGATATTATCTTCCAACCCTACACGCACATGTCCGCCATGTAACCAAGTAGCAGCCACCATCGGCATCTCCTCTTTACTAATGCCAAACGCACTCCATACTGCATCTGATGGTAACTGACGTCTAGCGTAATCCACCGCGGTAACAGTGTGATCCCATCCATATTTAATTCCCATAGCAAACTGCCATATAGCACGTGAGTCAATCAGGCCTTGACTTTTGAATTCTAGAGCTAGTCTTAGATCGCCACTGTCGAATAATTCTAATTCTGGAATTACTCCAGCCGATTGCACTTGCTCTAGCATTTCTTTAACAACAAATTTATGATTTATTCTTACTTTATGGTCATGTTGATTCATAGTATTGAAATCTATACTACAAAAATCTGGTTTTATTGCCAAAACATGTTCTGTTCTAATCCTAGCGGGATATAAAAAACTATCTTTTTCTCCCATATGCAAGAATTGTTTTCCTATAGAAAAATGTGCACCACTACCTGTTGTTAAATTGATCAGTAGATCTTTGTTATCTTTTTTGATAAGTTCAACTGTTTTTACATATAAATCCAAATCCATACTACCATGTTTTTTGATTGGGTCTCTTACATGTATATGCACCACCGCGGCGCCTGCCTCTGCGGCTTCGAGTGCAGATGTTGCAATTTCTTCTGGCGTGATAGGCAAGTAAGGTGTGGAATTTGGATCAGTTACCGCGCCGGTAATGGCACAGGTTACTATAGTTTTTTTGGGTCTTACAATACTCATATATTTTTTCCTCCATCAACAACTATCACTTGTCCAGTACAGAATCTCAGCAAAGTTATGCAAGCTTCTACAGCCGAGGCAATATCTACCACTGTAGCCACACGCTGAAGTGGTGTAGTAGTTTTGACCAGTTTATAATAGTTTTCATCGCGATTTGGTACAAAATTTGTCAGTACTGCACCTGGGTTAACACTCATAACCCTAACAGGAGCCATGCTTGATGCTAGCGTTCTTGTTAGACAATCTATACCTGCTTTTGCTGTAGAATAGGCAATATTACTTCCACCGCCGCGATAACCTGCGGTTGATCCAATGTTAACAATTACAGATTCTGGTGTGTCACGAAGCAAAGGTGCAAAAGTTCTAATTGCAGAATAATATGTGCGCAAATTATGTTGTAGAGTTTTGTCAAAAAAATCATCTGTAATTAGGTCTAAATCTGTAGGTGGGTATTGAAATGTTTTTCCTACAGTGTTTACGAGCACATCAATTTTTCCCAACTTTTTGATTTCTGTATAGGCCAACTTTAGTTGATTGTCATCTAACAGATCGGCACACACAACCATATGATTCAAATGAGCATTGGCCAGTGTGTCTATAGCTTTTTGTGCTTTTTCAATGTCACGCCGAACAATACCTACAATCCTGGCACCGTTGGCAGCTAATCTCTCAGCCACAGCAAAACCAATACCGCCCATCATACCGGTTATCACTGCTACTTTACCATTTAAATTATCTAGTGGTTGAAATGTCATACTTTTATATATTGCTCTGCTAACTTAGTTAGGAATTTTTTGTCTATCTTACCAATAGAGGTCAAAGGCCACGATTCTATTGCCCAAATTCTTTTTGGAATTTGATACGTGGCTAAATTTTTTGCGGCAAATTTTATCAATGCATTTTCATCACACGGTTTTGTTAGTTTCACAAAAGCATATGGTTTATGTCCTTTGATTCTGTCTGCCAACCCTATGGCCACAGATTCTTCAACACAATCATGTTGATTCAAAATAGACTCTATTTCAATTGGATAGACTTTGTTACCGCCACATTTTAACATATCATCTACTCGACCAAGATAATAGTAAAATCCTTGCTGATCAATTTGAAATCTATCATTGGTGCTGAACCATTCGGTATCATCTGTCTGAAATTTACTTAAAAGACTTGAAGTTTTAATATGCAACACATCATCGATCAATTTACATTCTACCCAAGGTGCAGGACATCCTGCACTGCCGGGAGGAATTGGCAATTTGTCTGCATTAAAATTTCCAAGAATTACTCCAGTTTCAGTCAGTCCGTAAGGGTTTATTACAGAGACTACGTTTGTAAAAACTTTTTTAATTCTATCTATCAATAAATCATCAGCATAAGAGGCCAATAAATTTATGTGTACCACTGATGTTAAGTTTAGAGACTTTGTTAATGTTTGCTCATCTAGTATCATAGACATCATAGGAGTCACTAAATGAATCATTTGAATTTTGTATTTTTCAATAGATTGTAAAAAAGTTTTTGGATCAAAATTTTGCAAACAAAATACCTGGCAACCATCTAAAATACAATTTGTAAAAACACCCAACCCTACGTTATTAAAAAAAGGATTTGCAATCAACACTCTTGCCTGTTCAAGAGAGGTATCTGATTTTGTTTGGATTTTTTTTTGATGTGACATTGGTACCAAACGGTCTTTGAGAGTAAAATTGACTTTTTTTGGCACGCCTGTGGTACCAGAAGTCATCAAAGTCAAACAAATTCTTTCATAGTTTGGCTCACTTTGTTTGTTACAGTCAATTGCAATTAAACTTTCAAATTCTGATCCAAACTCTATTACAGGTATGTCTCCTGGCACCATGTGTCTATAGTTCTTGTCGCAAAAGACCAAACCAATGTTTGTCTGTTGCATAATAGAATGTATATTGTCCAAGGGAAGTTTAAAATTTATTGGCACACACACATGTTCAGTTTGAAATATAGCAAATGCAGCAATCATCCATGACACTGAATTATTTCCTAGCACCCCAATATTGGAACCCAAAGGAAGATTTAAGTTGTGGATTGATCCAACTAAGTTATTGACACAACGATTAAATTTTGCGCCATTATAAAGTTTGACAGGATCAGTTGAAAGATCAACTGCAATACTGCCTGAGGGAACGGTCAAATGCATACAATATTTACACTAATACTTTTGCATTACAATTTAATCCTTGCTCTATAAAAAACACAGGTGTTTCTTGGTTGACCAAATATTCAAGATCGGTTATAATAGTAACATGAAATTAGAAATCAATGAAATACTACAGTGGACCGGAGCCGTGTTTATCATAGCAGGGCACAGTCTCAACGCCGTGGGCCCTGCGGTGTACCCTTACAACATTCTTGCATTTTTCCTGGGCACAATTTTGTTCATGGCTTGGTCAATCCGTGTTGCAAATAAGCCACAGTTGTTGGTGAACATTGTTGCACTGGCAATTGGGCTTACAGGACTAGCCAAAGCATTTGGTTGACCAATAAATCCCAATTTGCTATAATATACACATAGACACACAAAAGGAGCCACAAATGGACTTGAGCAAAGCATTCGCAAAAGATCAGCAACGACAACGCGAAATTCGCATGTATGGT